GAGCTCTTTTCTTTTTCGGGGTGCTGATGATGGTTGCGGCGCACCGTGCGCCGTGTGTGCAGTGTAGCGGCCGCGCGTCGGATGTGTAGCGGTTGCGCGGCGGATGTGTCACGAATCCGCGCCGGCAGTCGGCTCGCCGTCGATGCTGTCGAGGGCGGCGCGCGTGGCGCGGATCTCGCGCAGGATCGCGAGGCGGTCGGCCCGGCTGAGGCGGTCCCAATCCTGCATGGTTGGCATGGCGGAGAGTCGCGCGAGGGCGGCGGCGAGGCGCGCCCGGCTGATGCGGCGGGCGAGGTCTGCGGCGGCGCGGGGGTCGTGGTGGTGTCGTGTCACTGGTGCGGGCTCCGATGATGGTGCAAGGTCGACCGCGCGCGGTGCGCGGTGCTGCTCCTGTATCGGCTCGCGAGTCCGGCGGGCTCCAGTGGATCCGGGGGGATTGCGGCGGGCTGCTCGGGGTGGCGTGTGCCGGGCCGGGCGGGCGGTGATAGCGGGCGGGCTGTGTCGGGTGGGGCCGGGCGTGGGCGTGGTGGGGGCGTGGTGCATCCCTCAGAGGGCGCGTTCCTCGCGTATGCGTGTACGCGGGGGCCTCGGGTGGGGCGGTGGGTGGTCCTCCGGCGGGGGGGGTGCGCGGTTCTCGGACCTGCGGCGGCGCGAGGTTCTCGGGCGTGTGGTTCTCGGGCCTTGCGCGGTTATCGGGCCTCGGGCGCGCGACCCTAACAGACACCGAACGCCAGCTCCGAACCCGCCCCCGGGCAGTCAACAAACCATTGATCTACCCCCGCCCCGCGCTCCCACCCCAACTTGTGGTAAACTCCCCCCATGCGAGGATCCATCCAACTGAAGGCGCAGATTCGCTCTTGGGCTGAGTCAAACGGTCTCTGGGCGAAGTTTGTCGACACCCGTGAGAAGCTGAAGCGTGCGGGGGTGTCCGCTGGTGAGGCGTGGTTGACTGCGGCGCAGACGATTGACCCTGAGAAGTGGGGTGCGACTGGTTATTCGGGTCCATCGAACGCAGTGAGGCCAGAGCCGGTGGTTGAGGTGGAGGAGCGTGTCGAGGACCTGCCACGTGGCAGGTCGACCGAGGTAGGCGAGGAGGTGTCTGTTGCTGGTGGGTCTGACTCTGTGGTGGTTGCTGAGGGTGCGACGAAGGCTGTGTTCGGCGGGAAGAAGGTTGCCACGGTGAAGGTGGTGGAGTGGGTGGCGAGCAACATGCAGGTGGAGGATGTTTCTCCGCGGGATGCTCCGAGCAGCGAGGCTTGGGGGATGCTGGTGTGGGCGCGGAGGTCTCCGGTGAACGAGTCTCAGTTCTGGGGTTCGATCTATGCGAAGTTGCTTCCCAGCCGGAGTCAGATTGACGGGGATCAGAAGTATTCGGAGGACGGGGTGAAGGTCGAGGACCTCGCTGCTAGACTTCTGCGGATGAAGGATGGGGTGGAATGCCAGCGGGAGGCGAACTGATGACTGCCGTGAAGCCGAAGAAGAACCATCCGTGGGGGATGAGGCAGGGGAAGGCGAAGGGGAAGTGACCCGCCGGATGCTGACGACGGGGCAGGCGGCGAAGCGTCTTGGCTGTTCTCCGGAGTACGTGATGCGCCTGTGCAACTACGGGAGGTTGCGGTGCCACCGTCTTCCGGGGAGCACGCACCGGAGGATCCTTGAGGCGGATCTGCTGGAGTTCATGAAGAGGTTTGGGTATCCTGACTTCAAGAATGGTGGTTGACCATGGCGAAGCGTGGCCTGTACGCGAACATCAATGCCCGGAAGGCAAGCGGGACATCGCGACCGAAGTCGAGGACGACGGTGAGCGAGGAGTCTTGGCGTGCGATGAAGTCGGACTTTGGACGCAAGAAGCGGAAGGGGAGCTGACATGTCTGCGCACAACCTGATCTCGGAGATGAACGAGTCTCAGAACGCGCAGGGGAAGATGTTCTCCGTGACTTCGTCTGCGCCGTCCACTGGTGCATCCGGGTATTCGAAGGGTGCGCTGTGGATGGACACGTCGAATGGCGCGCTGCATGTGAATGCCGGCACGTCGTCGTCGGCTTCTTGGGCCCTTGTCGGCCCGAATCAGCCTTTGTCCGTGGTTGGGTCGCGCGTGGTGGCGTCGATGTTCCGCGACGCGGTCGCCGGCACGAAGTCGCTTGACCTGCTGTGGGTAGGGGACTCGAACACCTCGTTCCTTGGTGGAAGCGGATCGTCGAAGACGCAGGGCTGGTGCGATGCGTTCCAGTTCGCGATGTGGAAGCAGGGTGCGCCGGTGTATGCGTCGCCCTTGTATCCGTTCCACCAGAACGGATCTGGTCCTGACGAGCGTCAGGGATTCACGTTCAAGTGCGACAACCTTGGTCTTCCGAGCGCCGGAGTGCATGGCGGAGGTGGAGTCGGCAGCACTGGCGTGCACAGCGACGGCATCACGGACAAGCAGTTGTTGAGCGGAAACATTGCCGGTCCATCGTTCATCACGAACCGGTTCAAGACATCGCTCCAGTTCGGCCCCTCGTACTACCCGACCAACACGTACACGACGTCGAACAGCATCGACGACAAGGCTGCGATCGACTATGCGTGGTACTCGGACACCGGGAACCGCTACCACGATTCGATCGCCGGCATCTACATCGACGCAGACAGCCCGATCGGAGTGTCGAACACCCTGATCTACCGCCTCGTCCATGGCAAGTTCGCCAGCGGCGGCGGCAACCTCAAGCTCGACTGGTGGCACAACGTCTCGAAGGTAAACACGACCACGATCTCGTTCGTTGGAACGCAGGATGAGATCGCGGTGTCGACCGCGACGCTTTCGGCGGCGACCCGGACCAACCAGGTGTACGCGCTCTGGGGCGGTGACTCGCGCGCGAACGGAGTGTCCGCGAAGGCGGCCCTCCTCCTGCAGTCCGTGTACAGGCAGTCGATCGGCACCTCCTCGACTCCGCTCTGCTGGTGGGGCGGCGGAACCGTCAACGAGGTGTCGGTCGGCTCTTCGAACGTCGGCACGCTCACGCTTCAGACTTGGCTCGGCGAGGCGAGGACGCGCCAGATCGCCGCAGGCGGCACAGGGAAGGTCGTCGTCTGCTTCCACGGCGGCGCGAACGCCGGATCGCAGACCCCTGCATCGTGGGTCGCCGACTTCAATTCGTTCGCCGCGAACATGCGCAGCGCGTGGAGCGCGCTCGGATATCCGTCTGCGGACCTCGGCTTCATCGCCATGGTCTCCCACGTGAAGAACGCCGGCGACACCGACCTCTCCGCGATCCGCGCGCTCTGCCGCACGACGTTCGCGTCGAGTCAGGATGTGCTGTTCATCGACCTCGGCACTCTTGTCCCTGCCGACAAGATGGTCTTCATGCTCCTCTACGACAGCGGAGTCCTGCAGGGAAACGGATCGTACGACGTGCACATGTCCGCGCAGGGATACGAACTGCTGTCCGATCTTGCGCTTGGGCAGATCCTCGCGCTCGTCTAGGAGGAACAATGCCGTTCAAGAGCAAGGCACAGCGCGGCTGGATGCACGCGAACGAGCCGGAGATGGCGAAGCGGTGGGAGAAGGAGACTCCCAAGGGGAAGCGTCTCCCCGAGAAGGTCGGCAAGTGGAAGCGAAAGTAGGAAAGTGGATACATCTGGTCCCCAAGGGGTTCGACGAGAACCTCAGGTGGCGCATCGAGATGATCCGCGCGGCGCGGGCATCGGCGGCAGATCAGGCCGCGCTTCGCAGGATGTGCTCCGAGGACATCCTCTTCTACGTCAACGCGTTCTGCTGGACGTACGACCCGAGGCGAGACGATCCGACGGTGCCGTTCATCACGTACCCGTTTCAGGACGAGGTGTTCGCCGATCTCGATGCGTCGATCGGGCGCCGGGACATCTGCATCAAGAAGAGCCGCGACATGGGCGCAAGCTGGATGCTGTGCACCCTGTTCGAGTGGCGATGGCACTTCAAGGACGGACAGTCGTTTCTTCTGGTCAGCAGGAACGAGGACTACGTCGACAAGCCGGGCAACTCGAAGTCGCTCTTCTGGAAGATCGACTTCCTCCACAAGAACATGCCCGGCTGGCTCCTTCCGAGGATGACTCGGACGAACCTGCGACTCACGAACGACGACAACGGCAGCGCGATCGACGGCGAGAGCACGACGGGCGATGTCGCGCGTGGCGACCGTCGTACTGCGATCGGCATGGACGAGTTCGCGGCCTTCGACGTCGACGCCGGTTACAAGGCGCTGGCATCGACACGCGATGCGACCAAGAGCCGCATCTTCAACTCGACGCCTGACGGAGTCGGGAACGCGTTCTACGACGTCGCCCACTCGCCGAACGTGCATCAGGTGGTTCTCCACTGGACGAGACATCCCGTCAAGGCGGACGGGCTGTACATCGGGCCGGACGGAAAGCCGAGGAGCCCTTGGTACGACTCCGAGGTCAAGCGCTGCATCCACCCTCAGGAAGTGGCGCAGGAACTCGACATCGACTTCCAAGGGTCGGACTTCCAGTTCTTCGATCCAAAGGAGATCGACCGGCTGGTGATGCAGCACTGCAGGCCGGCGTCGCATGTCGGCGAACTCGAGTTCGACCCGTCTACAGGCACGCCTAGGTTGTTCGTGCCGTCCCGCGGAGGCTCGCTCAGGCTCTGGTGCGGCGTCGATGCGTCAGGTCAGGTTGCGCACGACCGTGGATATGTCGTCGGCGCTGACATCTCGGCCGGAACAGGGAGCAGCAACTCGGTCATCTCGGTCGCCGACCGGAACACCGGAGAGAAGGTCGCCGAACTGACAACGCCCCGGCTGCGCCCTGACGAGTTGGCCAGGTACGCGGTCGCCCTGTGCAAGTGGTTCCACGACGACACCGGCAAGGGCGCGTACATGATTTGGGAGGCTCCGGGCCCAGGTAGGAACTTTGGCGACGTCGTCATCGAAATGGGATACCGCAACGTCTACTGGAAGACGCGGGAAGAGTCGCTTTCGAAGAAGAGCGAGCCAATCCCCGGCTGGTGGCCGGTCAAGGATGCCAAGAGGGCCGTGTTCGGAGACTACAGGCGCGCGATCCTCGACGGCAGGTTCATCAACCGGTCTCGCGAGGCGATGGCCGAGTTGCGCGAGATCGTCTACACGGCGAACGGCGGCATCGAGCACTCGAAGGCAAGCAGGACGATCGACCCGAGCGGAGCAAGGGATAATCACGGCGACCGCCCTACCGCAGACGCGCTCTGCTGCTATGCTCTCGCCAGACGCGCTCCTGCGGCAAGGGAGCATGTAGAGGTTGTTCCAGAAGGTTCGCTCATGCAGCGAAGGGTCGCGCATGAGGAGAAGGCGCGCAGAAGGGACGGCTGGTAATGGACATCGGACGCGTTGGACGTCTGGTAACGGCATTCGACCACTCGCGAAGGAAGCTGCAGGCTTTCCGCGAGCGCCGTCTTTCCATGATCCGGCAGTTCGTCGGCGGCTCTTGGTCAGATGGCGGCGCGCCCGACCGCGTCCCCGTCAACTTCATGGAGATGGCCCTCTCCATCTACCGCCGTCAGGTCGCCGCGAAGGCTCCGCGAGTCATCATCCGTCCGAAGTCGAGCGAGCATGCCTCGTTCGCCGACGACATGGAGATCGCGATCAACCTCGCGATCGACGACATGCGCTTCGACGACTCGATGCGCCGGTGGGTCCTCGACGCGATGTTCGGCATGGGCGTCATGAAGGTCGGCCTTGCTCCAAGCGGAACCAAGGAGATCCAGGGCTTCACCCATGATCCCGGTGCTCCGTTCGCTGACACCGTCGACTTCGAGGACTTTGTCTTCGACATCACGGCGAAGCGGTGGGACCAGATCCAGTTCTGCGGCAACCGTTATGCGCTTCCGATCGAGGCGGTCGAGGACATGAAGATGTTCAAGGGCCGCAAGCTCGTCAAGTACGAGCGGCGCACCACGAACGAGCAGGGCGACGAGAAGATCTCGAACCTCGTCGACGACGGCGGTTCGTACGGCGAGGAGTCGTACATGGACCTCGTCGAACTGTGGGACATCTGGCTTCCGTACGAGAACGTCGTCGCGACGTTCCAGTGCGATCCAACGGGCGGCATCGAGAATCAAGAGCCGCTGCGCAAGGTCGAGTGGGATGGACCTGAAGGTGGTCCGTTCCACATCCTGTCGTTTGGAGATGTGCCCGGGCAGATCATGCCCCTTCCTCCTGCGGCCCTTCTGGTCGACCTGCACGAACTCGGCAACCGAGTCTTCCGGAAGCTCGGCCGTCAGGCTGACCGGCAGAAGACGCTCACTCTGGTCGCTTCGAGCAATCAGGAGGACGGCCGCCGCATCACAAGCGCAAACGACGGAGATGCGATTGCCGTCGATCGTCCGGAGGCGACGAAGGAGATCCGCTACGGCGGCGTCGATCAGGCGGCCCTTGCGTTCTTCCAGCAGTTGCGCCAACTCACCTCCTACTTCGGAGGAAACCTTGAGGCGCTTGGCGGACTGAACAACTCGACCAACACCGTCGGTCAGGAGCAGCTTGTCAAGGGACAGGCGACCATGCGCATCTCCGAACTTCAGGAGCGCGCGACCGACGCGGTGACCAAGGTGATCAAGTCGATCGCCTGGTACATGTGGACCGACCCGGTAAGGTCGATCTACATCCGCAAGAAGCTCCCGATGTCGACGATGACGATCGACGTCGAGATCAAGCCAGAGCGCCGGCAGGGTGAGTTTCTCGACTATGCCATCGAGATCGTTCCGTTCTCGATGCAGTCGCGTACCCCTGCCGAGCGCCTGCAAACCGCGATGCAGGTCATGCAGACGTTCATCGTGCCGATGGCCCCGCTGCTCCAGCAGCGCGGTCTGGTGCCCGACATCGAAGGATTCCTGAAGATGGCTGCCGAACTGAGCGGCGCTCCCGAGGTTGGCGATCTCGTCACCAAGGTCGAGCCGCAGGAGCTCATGCAGGCGCCGTCCCCTCCGGGTGGTGGTGGTTCCGCCTCCTCTCCCACCACTACCCGGAACTACGTCCGGTCTGATCGTGGCGGCGACTCCCTAGGTCGCCAAGATCAGGCCATCGCATCCATGATGCAAGCCGCCAACGTGCAGGGTCAATGATGCCGTTCTACATCTACAAGGACGAGAAGACGGGCGAGAAGGTCGAGATCATGATGTCCATGTCCGAGATGCTTCGGCGTCAGCGGCCTGACAAGACGATCGTCCATGATGATGGTCGAGTCTTGATCCGCGACGTCGTCTCGGAGCACAGGGGCACTTCGCATTCGTCCGGCACGTGGCCTCTTATGAGCGACGCTGCCGGCGTGCACCCCAATCAGGTCAACGAGGCGATGGAGCATGCGTCGCGCAATGGCGTTCCGACGCGGTTCCACCCGGAGACCGGGCAGGCAATCTTCGAAAGCCGGGGGCACAGGAAGGCATTTCTCCGAATGAGGGGCATGTACGACAAGAGTGGAGGCTACGGTGACTGACAATCCTGACGACAAGATCGACAATCCGCTTGACATCCGCGACGACGGCTACGATGATTATCAGGAAGTTGAGCAGGAAGTTCCTCCTACGGAGATCGCTCCGGAGCAGGACTCCACCAACTGGCAGAGCGAGTTGGTCAGCAAGGCCCGCGAGGCGAAGCTGCCTGATTCGGTGATTCAGCGCCTTGAGTCTCCAGACGCCGTGAACGAGTTGCTCTCGATCATCGCCGCTGGAATCCAGAAGGAGCCTGTCGCCGAGACGAAGGCAGTCGAGCCTGCGCCCGATCCTGACGAACTCAATCTGGAGATCGACGAAGAGAACGCCTTCGACCCGGAGGCGGCACGGGCCATCAAGAAGATGGCCGACCACTACGAGAAGAAGTTCCGCGCGCTTGAATCGCGATTCGCCGAATCTTCCCGTACAGACCTCACCTCAGGCTTCGTCCGAAGCCTTGGAGACCAGTGGTCGAAGGTGTTCGGCACCGAAGAGAAGCCCAACGTCGATAACATCAAGAAGCTGGATGACGCTGTGCAGACGATCCGTGCAGGCTACGTGGCCAAGCACCGACGAATCCCGGAGTCCGGCGAACTGATGAACATGGCCCTGAACGCGTCGTTCGGGGACATGAAGTCTGAGATCGAGCGAAACAAGATCGAAGGCAAAATCGCGAAGCGTGCTGGTCAGTTCGTGTCCCGTCCGGGCACCCGGACCACGAACCCCGCAAATGGACGCTCCCGTGCGGCGCAAAGCGTCGCGGAGTGGTTCAAGAGCCGCGGGATCGACCCGTACGCAGCA